GTTGTATCTCCGCCATTTCCTATTGCTACCACCCTGTAAGTGGCTGCTATGTGGTCTGCTATCTCGTTTGCTCCTGTGTTCGTTATCGTCATCTTTAATCCTCGCTATCGTATTTTATTATCACACTTACGTTTCCTCTACTGAACCCAACTTCTGTTCCAGTGCTGTCTAGTTCAGCATCTAGGTTCTCGGAAGCCCCATCATCAAAGAAACCTACCTTTGCATTAAAGCCAACGTTTGATACTGCACTTGTTCCTGAGATTGTGTAAGTGACATTAGTTACCTCTATCTTCATTTTATCAACAAAAAGAGTGGTATCTCCTCCTGTTACATTATTCTTATTGAAAGTGGTGGCAGTATTCTGTCTCTGTCCAGTTCCTAATTCAGTTAGTCTCTCTGCTATTGTCTTGTCGAATGTTCCAACTGTCATTGTGATTTGACTTGACAGCACGTTTTCTATCTCAAATATTATGTAGTTCCCACTAGGTATGTTCTGTGCATCGAAACTCAGGCTGACTACATCTCCTGCTTCCAATGTTTCCAGCCCCTTTCTTTCTAAGGTTAGTTTTATTCTTCTAGTATCGCTATTGTGCAATTGCAACAACTCAACTGCTCTAACTAAAGCATCTTGTGTTGTCTTTATTGTTGAGTCTACGAATGTTATCTCTGTTCCATCTATATCCTCTGATGCAGATTGACTGACTCTATCACCTACGACTGTCACTTTGCTCGCCTTTGCAAATAGAGCAGCATTAGATTCTACTTTGAATAGCCTATTAGTCTTGTAACTTATCTCCTTCTTAACCAACAAGTCTATTCTCCCTAGTCTTCTGAAATCTATATGCTCCCCGTCTACGTTGAAATCCATCTCCTTCTTGCTTGCTAGCATATTCATCGCATCAAATGCAGATACCTCGGTGAAGTTATTCGTGGCGATGAATGTTTTCTTCTCTCTCTTTATCAGTTCGTCATTGACTAATGGGGTATACCAAAGGTCGATATCAGGGTCACTGTCAACATCATTGAATGTTATATTGCTACCTGAGATACTGGCTACCTTGCCTATTGGTAAGCCCTCATGCGTATATATCACATCACCTGCTTCTATGCCAACAACAGCCTTCTTGCATGTTACTATGTGGTTACTGATGCTACTGACTATGTTTCCTGTGAATACCGATTGGGTTTGGATGGTGTCAGTAGTCATTCCAGCCTCTTTTGCTATCCTATCTATGGCAGTCTCAATCTCCTCTCCAACCAGCATGGTCGTTCCGATATGACAAGAGGTAACATTACCCAAATCAGGTTTTCTATCCAACTCTACATTTACTACTTCAGAAAAGGATACAATTCCATTACCAGTGATTGTATCGTTGAATGTCAGTTTTGACTCATACAATCTTTGGTCATCTGAGAGACCATAGGTGTATGTTACTCTCTTTCTCTGTTTGTTAGTTCCATCAGTGATGAACATGTCAAATGTTGAGCCACTGGTACATCCTATGATTGCATGTGCAAGTAATGGGTTCACTGAAAACAACATAGAACTAGTTCTACTATTAAGAGAATCACCTCCCAATGTATCTGTATTCAGCACAACATACATCGATAGAACTCCTTCTGCTAACTTTTCATCGAGGCTTCTAACCGCTTTCGTCTTACCTGTTCTGAAACTAGATGGTGTCAGACTGTAATCCAAGCCAGTGTAGTGAAGTCTATTGAGTATTATTTCGTTGGGAGTATCTCTGAAGGTTGTCTCTGCAAACCTCATGAGCCTGTAAATTCTATCGCTGTTGAAAGCGGAACTTCCAACTATAACATGGTCAATAGTGGAGTCGCCGTAACTTACTTGCCCTTGCGTATGTGATTCTATTCTGATGATGCCTGTTGAGTTCAATTCCCTTCTTGTTCCTAGTTCAACAGAATTATTAGCACCTAGAGATGGGTTAGATATTGCTCCGTTAGTAACTTGATTTAGATTCTCATACCCCCTTTCAGGAACTAGGTAGTACCCTGTTAGATTCGGAACGTATGATAGCCAATTGTGCTGTGAGGTATCGCTCTCTATGTTGATTGTTAGCGTCTTAGAATCCTGACCAAGACCATCGTTGACACTGACATTGCTATCACCAGTGTCCAAGAATGGTTTGACTAGCATCTGAGCCTTGTATATTCCACCACCGCTAGTTGTAGTAAGACGATGATATGTCTCCCTCTTTCCTGATACTTGTTCATCCTCCAACGATTCCAAGAATGTTATGTTTCTATTATTGACACTAGAAACCATATCCTTCCTCATGCTATTGATACCACTGAGAGAGTAGTAGTTACTTCCTTCATTGAAGACAATCGTGTTTCTTGTGTTCTGATAGACCTGACTACTAGACACATCAGTAGCACCTATCCAAGAGGTATAGTCTGATGATGTGTTCACCCCTAGTCTAGCACTAGTTTGAATAATGTCAGGATTTGGACCTGTTGTGGATATCTTTCTTATGTTCCTGAAAACACCAATGGTGTTGTTGTATGGATTTGCGTCATCAGAGTATCCTAACTTATCTATGTCAATTAAACTGGTAGAAGTAGTTTGGTTAGATACGTTGCTTGCCAAAACTCTTGATGAATGGTAGTAATGACCACTGTAATCTGAATGACCACTCCAAGCATAATCAGGATGATATGGGCTGACATCCCTACCTGCGGGACTTGTACTAGAGGTGAGAGTATCGAAAACAATTGGAAAGAGGATATTTGGTGCATCGAAGTTATCCGTGTACTCAATTATATCAGTGCCTGAAGCCACTTGAGTTCTATTGAGATAGAAGAAGTTGTCATCTGCATTCGTATCTAGAGTCAAGGTGTTTCCACTCTTACTAGACCAACGAATCCTGACTCCATTCACTTCTCCAACACCTGCATTAGAGAAGGAAGATGCACTCGATACTTGTAGCGTGGTACTTCCCCCCACATAAGTAGCACTTGTTTGTGTGGTAACGTCATCTCCCCTGAGATTAGCGAAGGAAAAACCTGTTGACTCATAGTTAGGTCTAACTAGGAATATGCTTGTTAGGTCAGTTTTACCTTCCTTCTGATTATCTGTCTCCTCATCCCTCAAGACTCCCTTGAAGATTGGAGAAGTAAAGGTCAAGTTTCTATATTCAGGACTTATGTATACTGGTAGGTCAGTAATGCTATCACTTGTGTTCAGGTATCCGGTCATTCCTTGCCAAGTATTAGACACTGAATTGATAGCAACGGCACTCCCACTTGCGATTGTTACGTCAGAACCACCATCCTTGTATCCCACCATTTCACCAGTATCTACTCTGAATATCGCATCACCAGCACTCAGAGTAATGTTAGAGCCAGTCGTGTGTTCAAGTTGTACGACATTGCTACCAGTGATGCTAAGTGTGAGATTAGTAGCAGGAGTTCTAGCCTTAAACATCTGATAGTTCAAGAACGTTACTTCTGATTCTTCAGGTGTCGGCATGTTATCGGAATCAACTGGATTGAAATGCCAGTCGAATGTAGCCTCCACTAACCGAGCAATACCGAATCTCTTCAGTTGGTCGGTTGTCTTGGTTGCAGACTTTATCGGTACAGACTCAAAGTTACCATCCCGTATATCGGTCATGCGGGTAGTCCCATCATAGTCCCTGTGATTCACCACTGTTGCTGATTGTGTTCCCTCTGATTGCAGAAGACAACCTAGTTGACTGAACTCAAGGGTATTTGCTGAAAGGTTGTTGTACCTCAACTTGGAGTAAGGATACAAGTCACCTGTGCTGTATATCTCATACACCTGTGCCTTGTCATCTATGTTCTTCAAGACACTAGATGAAATCGGTACTCTTGAACTAGTGGTACTTGTTCGTGTCAGTAAAGATTTCTGTGGTGGAGTCTTATCAGTACCACCAGTGTCATCTACGAATGGGCCGGATGCTGTGTTCAACATAGTCAGGTCATCATCTAGGAAGTTGCTGCCTAGAAGGGGTCTGTTATTTGCTATGTATGTTGAACTACCTAGCGTTCCATCTGTGTCTATCGGATGTGATATGGCATAGGAGTTTATCTTAGATGCTGATTTGTATATTCCAGCATCCTTGCCAATCAAAGTTCCATCATTGAATTTCTGTAAATCCCAATATCTGTATACATTGTCACTTGTGTAGATTTTCTGTGAAACGTTTCTTGTGAGTCTATGTAGGAATCCACCGTTGTTTATTGGGGTATTCAATAGGTAGAATGAGTGATTACTTCTAGTATCATCCTCATTGTTGACTACCCTACCTAGAACCAATGGACATCTTGGTGCAATCTCCATTGTTGCTCCTCCATCATCCTTGCTCTCAAAGGAGATGACATCATACGACTCACTTGCCAGTGACATTATACTAATATCTTCAGTATCTACACCTGACTCATTTACAGTCTTAAGTGCAAACACAGAGTCTGCTGATGATAGTGTATTAGTTAACTCATCTATGCTAATTGTTTCGCCTATGTCGAAACCAAGCGTTCTATTATTCACGAAAGAGCCTAACTTGTGTATTGAACTGTTGGAGGTAGCACCAACGGTATCAACTGTGTTCGATGTTCCCTCTAGTTTTCTTGTGCTTAGAGTTCCGTCATCTGCTCTGAAGAAACTAACGCTGTCTTGGAAAACCACTCCCTTGTCACTCACTCCCTTGAAGTCGGTTGTAGATGTAATCTGAGGATTGCTCCCAAGTGCCTTTACTCCTGAGAGATAGTTGGAAAACCTATATGGGTCAATGAATCGGACATTCTTACTGCTTCCAGTGTGAATCGATGAATGTTTTAGAGTAACAACATAGTTGCTACCAACTGTGGCCTTGCTCTCCACTTCACCAATTATCTCACCAGTTGTCATTACAGCAATGGAATGTTTTGGGGCGTTTCTATCTCCACTACTAGTAGGCCAAGTAACAGTACCAGTTATTATTCCGCCTGATGTTGTGTTAGTCACTGTTGTATCTGCATTATTTGTACTCTCCCCAACTTGAGGAAGAACAGGATTCAAAGTGCTGAATATCATATCCTCAGTATGATTGAGGTTTCTGTTCACCAACTTGTTAAGCAACGCAGATGAGTTGTCCCTACCTTCGATAATCATGGTGGATAGACCATTCTCAGTCATGTTATCAGTGGATTCTACTATTCCACTGAATGCCTCTTGTTGAAGACTGAATGAGTTATCATAATAGTAGAACCTTTGAATGTTGGAACTCTGATAGAACTTCCTACTTGCGTCTTGAATCTTGACGTATTGCATGTTTCTATCGATGAAGTCAACGAGGTTCTCATGATGTGAAAGTGAATTGAAAGTAATTCTTGAATTGTAAAACTTGGTGTTTTCCTTGTTGATTGTAGAATCTGATACTGACAATCGGTGATTGTCTGCATATATGACATCAGTTTCAGAGTCAAAACCATCGGTATTTAGTACGCCTGTCCAAAATACAACTTTTGGAACTAAATTCGTAAACTCATGAACTGTTGCTCCTGTACTGAAAGTATTCTCTGTTTTGGTCTTGCGAGCCTTGGTTGTTAGAACCTGACTACCTGAACTTTTACTAGCGAATGACTGAACAACATAATAGTAGTCTCCTATCTCTATGATTGAGTTCACTGGTAGTTTTTCAGATAGTTGATAGTCATGGGCTGAATCTATCTGTGTGAAAGTGATAGTATTTGCACCAGTGGTCTTAGAAGCCAATACTGGTAGTTCCTTCATTGTAGTCTTATCACTAAATTTAGTATGAAGAACTTTGAGTTTCTGCCCCCTTTGTATTTTATGAGGTAACATTCCTGAGTTGTTGAGTCCTATCATCTTTGCAATCTTGCTCATTCTATTTCTTGGGCTGTTGACTATAATATCCGACATCGGGCTTATCTTATCGTTCCTGAAGGGTTTTGGGTCTGATGTGATATATCTAGCAGGACCATTCAACTCTCCATCGAAGTGAGTTGCATTATCAGTGACAGTAGTGCTATCTTGCTCATGTCTTCTCATATTGACGAATGACTTTCTCCAAAATGAAGGATTGAAGTTATTATCTGAGTTGTCAGTGTTTCTCAAATTGTCTACAAGTATTGCATCCAACTTCTGTCTGCCTTTGTTTGGTATTGCTCCTTTTATCATCGCTTCAGTTCTGAATACTACGTTCTGTATTCCTCTACCGATTTTATACGTCTGAGAATTACCTGTATCTGCACTTATCGCTATTCTAGCAAAATCTAGTTGAAAGAAATTTCCACTAATATCCTTTATGTTTCCTAAGAATACGTTACTGCTATTGAAGATGGACATTCCTTCGCACAACTTTTCTGTATCACTGGAACTTGCAACTTCAAATCTAACAGAACTACTGCCTTCTTGATATTTGGTGTGTGCATCAGTATCCGTGATTGTTATGTTAGTTAGAGTAGAAAACCATCGTAGTCTAGTTAGAGTGTACTTCTCCATGTAGTCTAACTGGTCATCCTGCTCAAGTCTGTCATTGTAAAAGTAAAACGTAGGCTTGCTTACAAAATTAAGCACATCGTAGTTGTCAGTGCTTGCATTGGCATCTCCTCTTAGACCATAACTAACAGCAACTACATCAGTCGCTGTCTTTGCTGGTCCTTTGAATACCTCAAACTGAGTTCCTTTTGGTATTGGTACGGGATACTTGGGTGAGAACTCTAATCCATCGCCAAACTCATCGAAACTAGTTATTCCTGTTATCTTTGCAAAGTGTGGTCTAACAGATGTCTGAGTCGTAGAACTAGTGTCTTGTATTATGGATGGGTTGAGCAGGATGAAGTAGTCGTAGTTGTCTATATCGATTCCTAGTGTGTCGGTATCAGGAGAATCTTGAGTGTTGTAGACGAACTTTCTGTTAGTATCGCCACTTGCATCAGAACTATACACCTTTATTTTGAACGGAGCAGAGTTGTCTCTAGCAGTTCCATAATCAGAAAGAGTTGTATTTACAGGCAGTATTCTGTTTCCTATGCCTGTGTTTGAGTCATTTGAGATGCTGTTATCATGTGGTCCTTTTCTTATTTCAGTGAATATCGCTGATGGCACTGAAGTAACTGATGAGGTGATGTTCTCTGAATCAACATGAGTTGTCTTCAAGATGGGATTAACAGTCACATCTCTGAACGCTGTTCCAGTGCTGAACTCAGATAGTATGTTATCGTAGTTTGAACCAGCATCAGCAATGTTCTTCTGAGAGGACATTGGATATGTGAAAGTTCCATTTGCCTTAGCCATCTCACTCACCAAACGTATAGTAGAACAAAGTATCACCGAAGTTAGGTGTTAAAGTGGATATAGTAGCACAGGGTTGAAGTCCTTTGTGCATTGAGACTTCATACAACTCGCCCATGAACTGAGTATTCGTGTTTGAGCCATCCTGTCCTATGTAGCAATCCACATCATCAAACTCAAAATTTTTAATATCCAGTTTCTTTCTCTGAACCAATATGTTATTCAAATAAATATTTACATGTCTCTTGTCGAATGAGCATGACACCTTATTCAACTGTTCAATATACATCGCCTCTTTAGGTTGTGATACATACATGGTTGAGGTAATAGGCGTAGCAGGTGAGGCAGTTAGAGTTATATTTACGCCACTTACTGTTGAAACTGTTCCAATAAATACACCTGCATTGTTGAAGACCTGATTACCAGCACCAATGCCATCGGCTTCACCCGAACTAACTGAGAAGGCATTTCCACTACCACCACTGAATGACGATACGGAAACCTGTGAGGACATGTTCGATGTTCTAGCCAATGCGTGACTCCCAGTTGCTGCTGTTGCTGTAACAGTCACTACATTGCTACTTGAGGATGCATTCATCGCAGGGCTGAACTGAGCATGACCATTTGAACTGGCTATTGCATTTCTAAGGTTAGTTGCAGTATTATTTGTGCTACTAGTATCATTGAGAAAGTATGTAACACCACTATTCTCAGTTCCAGTAGAACCTGTGCTTTCACCATTCGCTCCCTTACTAGGCTTATATCTTACGACATTTCCAGCAGAGTCTGTTAAAGTGATGAAAGCGGTTGGAGTAACTGCGGAAGAACCTGCAACGAAATTAGAAAAAGGACTGCTGCCAATTGTCACTACTGAGTTATAGTGACTGGTTTTCTGTACTACTTGACTACTTTGTATTCCTGTTGCGGGTGAAGTTATTGTAACTACGTTGCCACCAGTTCCTGTTATGTTTGGTGACACTGCCTCACTTCCTGAGAATTGGCCTCCTGTGAACGCAGAATTGATAGCAGCAGCCAAGTAGTTAGCAGTAACATTCGTATTTCCTCCTTGTAAGACTCTATACACTGTCTCTCCATTCGATGTCGTAGTGCTGCCATTTGTTCCACTTGCATAGAACTTGAATCTTCTAGTTTGAAGAGACCCACCGCTTCCTCTCATTGCTATTGTAATCTTAGCAGGAACAGTTGTCGCACCCACAGCATTTGCTCCTCCTGAGAAAACAGTGGCAGTCAACTTACCACCGTTAGCAATGCTAGAACCAATAACAGGACCAGTATTAGGAGTAGTGCTATGGTTTCCTGCTGCTCCAACAGCATCTTGTGTCAATGAAATACCCCCTGTAACACCAGTATTATTGAGTGTTGTAGCAGTAATATCCAATCCTGAACTTGGGTTGCTGCCAACACCATTGAATGAATTGATTGCAGCAGTTAACATGAATCTAAAATTTTGATTACTACCACTAGAAGTTAAACCCACTTCAGGAACAAATATGTCAGTCGGTGTATATCCCGCCTCGATTAATCCATCGACTACAAGACTACCACCCGTCATACCCGCTATACCATCTAAGTCCGATGTTTTTGCACTAGTTCCTTGCATGTCAGAAGGGAATCCATTACTGGAAGAATTATCGATGTAAAAGAATCTATATGTTTTATTTGCACTATTTCCTGAACCTGTTTGTCTGTTCCTTAAAATGATAGCATTATTGTCACTAGGAGCAGTGCTTGCTGTTATCGGAGTAGGACTCCAACCACTACTGAATGTTATAGCCCCTACTGCAAAAGCAGCACTTGTTCCAGCAGAATCCATCGCTCCTGAAATAGTCGATGGTTGACTTGCCACAGTTATTGTCGCTGTTCCATATGTAGGAGAAACCGCCGCAGTGTTTGTGAAGGAATTTAGATTACCGCTTATAGTTACTGCCGCTTGCTCAAATGCGACATTAGCAGTGGTGCTTAATTGAGTCTTATCAGATACTAATCCCCCATTATCGTAGAATCCTTCAGAGTCATAGTATCCCTTCAACCGATTTGAGGATGTTATCACAGCGTCACTCTCAATCGTGTGAGTCTTGCTACCTGAAATCAACTTGCATACCAGTTTGTACTCTGCTGGTTGATTGAAGTTGGAGGAAGTTGTATTCTCCAAGTAGAACTGAAAGTACGGATTGTGAAACAGCATCATCTTGTGAGTGTTCCTACCTGAGCCGAAGTAACTGACACTCTGATAGTTTGAGGTCGCATCTGCATGGTCATCCAACAATAGGTTTGGGCTTGGTGGTGTATTGGTACTATCCAGCCTTCCTAGACCACTTGTTCTATGACCAATTCCATTTACATCATAAGGAGACACTATCGCCTCAAAGGTGAACCCCTCATCCTTGTGACCCCATAGATTGTGTTTGTAGTTGGAAGTATTGCTCTCACTGTAATCTAATTGTAGATATCCGTTGCACATAACGGGAAAGACCAATGCCCTACTATCTCCTACATGTGCTGTTGATGCCATAATAATCCCTACAAACTGTTAATCGGGTTCTCCGCTAATACTGTGGCTATCTCAAAATCAAGACTAAAGGCAACCTCGTTGGGCTGCTCACCACTGAATGTCGTATTCAAAGAGCGAATGAAGCCAGTCATACCCAAGAGGTCTTCAGCCTCCGCCATATTGCTGAAAGCCTCTAATGGTGACTCATCTATCTCTAGAGCAGATGGCAGGTAGTTGTTCGCTACTCTCTTGAATCTCTCATCATATCTTCTGTTCTCAAAGGTGAATGGTATCTGAGGAAGTGCATTTATGTCATCTGATTCGCTAGTATCTGTGTGTGGTAGAAAATTAGTATCTACTCTACTAGGTATTAGAATAATCAGTTTGTTCATTGCTTGGTCATCCTGTGCTGCACTGCTATCGACATAGGAATGAATCAATTGTGCCATCTCAAAGGGCGATAGAGTAGGATGAACAACTGTCTCCCCTGAGTTCTTAGATAGTTTTTGATTTAAGAAAACCCCTGTCAAACTAACCGTCTTGCTCGCTAGTCCCATGTCAAAGGCTAGTGTCTCAGATTTTCCAGTTCCTATACTTGCAAACGGAACAGGAATAGTCGGAACGCTCTTGGATGTGGCTATCTGAATCTCCGTCACAAACAAGGGTATTCTGTTGATTGCCCTATCTCCGCCTTCTTCGTTTCTTCTTTGTAGTTCCAGCCAAACGCTGAAGTTCGTATAATTGTCTCCTACTCCCATTAGAATTTCACCACCGATGTTGCTGTTCTATTCATTCTTGAATTGATTTCCTTTGCTACTTTGTTTGCTATGTCTCTTATCTCAGTGTCATTAGCACCAACTCTACCTGTGACTTGAACGGTGATATGATTGTTTATCGTAGTCCTGCCACCCATCATAGCAGCAGAGTCTCTGTTTGAACTGACTCTAGCACCTGCTGGAAGGTTAACCAACTCCGGTCCTCTTTCTCCAACAACTGCTATTCCTGAATTCTTTATTGCTCCACCAGTTGCCAAGAACGGTATCTTGTCTGCTATACCTTTTATTGCATCACCGGGACTTGGTATCTTGTCAAATATTTCTGATATTGCTTCCTTTATTCCTCGTATTAAATCTCCAATGAAACTTCCCATGATGACTTCCTTGATATCCTGAACTATTTGTAGATTATTTATCCAACTAACTATTCCGGTTAATAGAGAAACGAGAGGGTCTATTGCAAAATATATCGCAGCAGCAACACCTGCTACCAGTAAAGCAGGAAGAGCAAAGGTAGCACCAACTAGCAGACCAATCGTACCTACAACCAATGCTATTGCTGCAACTACACCCGCTACACCCTTGATTACTCTACCAACTCCACCAATGATACCGTTTAGTCCACCGCCTAATGCGTTGAACCCATCCATGAATAGACTGCTGACGAATCCCCAAATACCTGCTAATAGAGTTCCTACTGTTGCACTTAGGAGACCAACCAATAGTCCAAGGAAACCAACCACTATTCCACCTATACCTTCTGCTATCTGCATCAAATCCATGTTCATTATTCCTGCGACTACGTTATACACACCCGTTCCTATTGCCGCTAATGAGTCGTAAACTAGACCTAGACTTGCCATGAATACATCTGCCATCATTTTAATGCCATCGTATATATTACCCAAGAAAGGTTGAATGAACTTGAAGGCTGCAACTACTACCATCAAAAGCAGTAGCATCTTCATGAATTGTGCAGCAGCATAGAATACGAGTTTGATTATGTTCATCGCTATTGCTTTCAAAGCCTTGAAGGGTGCTTTGAGCATACCCATCATCTTTGCTCTCATACCATTTTGCTTCTTAGCCATCTTTGCAAGTTCGTTTAATTTGTCAAACTGCCTAGAACTTATTCTCTGACCCTTGGCATTGAACCTATACAGTTTTCCATCCTTTCCTTGAGTTTCTCTTGGGGCTGCGACCTTCCCTGATTTGTCTAGTAATCCCTCTGCGTCTACTCCTAACTTACCTGCTTTCTTCTTCATCGCATTAGTAATCTTGAGTTCCTTGTCTTTACCAAACATATACTGTTTGAGTTCCTTCTTGTTCAGCATCTCCTTGAACGCACTGAAAGACTTCTGTGCATTCGTTAGTCCTGAATAGTGTTTCATTTTCTCTTTGAAACCAGCCTTCTCAAAGTCTAAGGATGCCTTTGCTGCATCTTGTAATTTCTTAGTTGCATTCACTTGCTCTTGTGTTATTTCCTGCAATACTCTTGCAGCCTTATTTGCATCGTTGTACTTGAACATCAAACCGGAGAATATCTCTGACCTCTTCTCCAAGTCAGCGATTTCTTCTTGAGATATCTTACTGCCTTTTTCGATTAATACGTTTAGTTCCTCATTCATCTCATTGATTTCTTTTTGGGACTTAGCCACCTCTGCATATTGCTTCAGTTGCTCTGCTTGCTTCAGCCTTGCTCTTTCCGATGTGCTGAGATACTCGTTCAGAAGCATCACGCTTGCTTTCACTCGATTTTGTAATCTCCAAAGAGGAGTTCCTGATATGAAACGGGAGAAGATGACCCAATTGGTACTTTTGAGTATGTCATTCGTATTGCTAACGGAAGCCTGTAATTTTCTGAAATGTTTTGAACCGTCAAGTATCGCTCTATCAATGCCTTCAAACTTAGACTTAATCTCATTGATTTCCTTGGTGACATCACTCATTTACTTCACGACCCTTTTGATGCCTTATTCATTTCCTCCGATTCTATCTTCTTTACTTCCCCATGTATCTCTAGCATCTCTTTAATCAAGGATGCTGGTGTTTCATATGCGTCTTTTGGGTCAACGTGAAATGCCGAGCAGTAGGAGTAAAGCATAATCTTCATCCCCACTCTCGTATCCACACTCCCACCTTTCAAAGCCCTCCGAATCAGTTTTCGTTTCCCGTATCATCCCCCATGATGTCCATGAAGGGGTTTGGGAGAATTTCTTTTAGTTGTGCTCCGATATACGGATTGAGTCTAATTAAGTCGGTACTAGATAGTTGAGGGTCTGTCTTCTCTACGAAGTTCTCAACCATAAAGCGATACATCTTGTTAAGGTTGATTCCCATAGTCTGACCTTGGGAATCCATATCCATAACAGACGACAACGCCTGTTCTACCTGTAACCAAGTTGGTTCTTTCACCCAAACTTGGAGGTATTCATCACTATCAGGGGAAACCCTGAGATGATGGCTTTCGGTTGCCATTCTTGCGAACAGCGTATTCTTATCATTTACAATTTTTTTTTCTGTCATTTTTCTTTCCACCTACAAAACAAATCAACAAACAAACGTGTTGATGGAATAAAAATTGGATAGCGTTACCTGTTTGGTTACGCCTCCTAATTACCTGTTGCCTGACCACCGATGTTGTAAATAGCCCACTTTCCAGTGTAGTTGCATGAACTTAAAGTTCTAGCAGAAGCAGTTACCTCTACTTCCACTGCCCCCTTGTCTTCAGGGAAAGGCACGTTTACTGAATTTATTGTATAGTCTGCAAATTGCAAGTCTATCTTCTCACCACTGTCTTTCTCAAACTTCAATCGTAGAGCACCTGATGATTCGTTAGCACTTCTCATCTCATCCCAAAGTTTTGTGTCTGTGATTAGCATAGTTAGACTGAGTTCGTATGTCCTCTGTCCGGGTATGTGAGCAGATATAGTTCCTCTGTTGTAATTCCCAATGAATCTCTGAGGTGTCAAGTTGTTTGCTATTGTTAGAGAACCAGCCTTTACTCTAGCCATAGACTGACCGAATAGTGTGATGCTTCCATCTGAGAATAGGAACGGGTAGTTGTCGGTCAGTGTTGCACTGTAATTGTGCATACCAGTTCCGCCTGATGTGTTTGATGGAGCAGCCAAGTCAGAACCGTTTCCTCCTAGTGGTATGTACCCATTAGGTGCATCGAATGCTCTTCTTGTTACTAGTTCTACACTTGATTTGAGTTCTTGTCCCTCTTCAAAGTTGAGTGCTAGGCTGTTTACTTGACAGCCTGTGAATATTCTAGAGTACATGTTCTCATTCGGTGTGAGTGAGTCTAGTGCAGACGATGTAGCACCACTACCTGCTTTCCTGTATACCACATCAAGAGCGAAGGATGGTAGAACATCGTTATCTGCTTCTTCAATAGTGTAACTAAATGTAGCACCGTTGTCATTGAATGGTACGCTTGAAGGTAATACTATATCCTCATCAGCACCATCAGAACCATCGAATATCTCAGGGTACATGTTCTGTCCTATTACTCTCACAAGTTTTCTACCACTGGCACTTCCAACAGTGAATCCTACTCCGTTATGTGAGCCACTAGCACCTGAGTGTGAGCCACTAGCACCTGCTGTAACTGCTAGGTTTGTTATTTTACCAAGAGTGTAATACAACCAAGAGCCGTTGTTTAGAGATAGGTCGAGAGAGCCACCACTGACTGTCTCTGCTCCCTTGTATTGGTAATCGAAGTTCCTACCACCAGCAACTGCTAGGTTGAGTTGTTTCATCTCCACCTCTACATTAGGTGGGGTGAATGTGTTGACAAGCCCTACCCAGTTGTCTGACTGAATCAAAGGAGAACCTCCTGCTGTTTTCTTTGCATAGGCAGGAGCACCGAATGCCATTATAGTTAGATTGTGAGTGTTAGTTCCAGTTGAACTTACAGCAGCATCGAGAGTAATTGCGGTAGTGGTGTTGGATACTATCATCCTGTATTCTGTTTCATTCTCAGAATTGTTTAGGTCTACTTTAGCCATGCATCCAGCATAGAGGTCTGCAACAAGTAGCGTATCTCCTTGTTGTCCACTTGATAGTGTGAATACTGTCTTACCGGAATCAATACTACCTTTTGGGAAAAACAAATCTAACTCAGGGCAAAAACCTACTTGTGCATTAGCACCTACAAACACTTCATTACTTACCATTTATTTTCCCTCACACTGTCGCTCTCGCAAACCTCTTTAACTCCACTCCAATCTTATATCCCAATAGTCTTTTCCCTCTATCATTCGCTTCACTTCTAGATGTTAGTCGTATTAAATCTGCATCTCCTAAGACCGCCGAAGTGTTATCGGCGGGTGTTGCATAGACAGTTGGCCTAAAAGAATTGTTCTCAAGTATGTATCTGACTACCTTGTATAATGCCTGTAATCTATCCCTAGAAAACGTGTTACTGGTCATGTCTCGCCTATGTAAAACTCTTAGATGTAGAGTAAATGTAAAGTCTTCATTTCTAACTGCATAATCAATAGTCGGATAAGATGATGATGCACTATCCTCAAAGACTACTATTACTGATTCTGAGTCTACATCTACTCTTCTTCCCTCTTGTGGTTCTATCGAGCGTATGTCAATGAACTTAGGTGTGGCATTGTGGCTAACAGTTATCTCACCAGCACTGATTAAAGCCGATGCAGAGGAAGTCCAATTATCTTGTAAAAGTCTGATAATCAAAGTTACTTCATCCATTCAATCACCCAAGTATCTTCTGCATTCTTTTTTCTATGACTTTATCCATGTGAACCATAATAGCCTCTCTGACTTCCTCATCAATCTGTTTTTGAGACATGCCTAGAGATACACCGAGTATAGACAACTCATCCATCACAGCCCTAGACTGTCTTATGTTGTCTGCGATGTCATCCAATATTCGTAGGTCTTCGCTCATAGTATCACATAATGAAGTGTATTACATCCTTCTTACCATTCAATATTGCATTGGCTTCCTCTAGTAGAATGTCATGCTTTGTCTTTAGGTCGATGTTAGAACCTGTCTCAGCGATTAGAATAGAGTTGTCATCATGTCTTATGACTTCGGCTGCAACCAACTTGGTTGCTGCATCTTGTATGGTTGCTGGAACTCTAGCCTCACCACTTACATAGACGACTCTTATTGAGTTGGATTGTAGATGTGGGTATTCTTGCCTGAAGAATATCTTTCCATCCTTTCCTATTGCCCAATAATCTCCGAGTCTTCTTTGGTCTTGGTGGTCTGTAAATGGAGTAGTAGTCCCAACAGTAGAGGAAATTGTACAAGCAGAACCATCGTCACTTAGAAGCAAGGATGAGATAATAACCGTGTCTCCTGCTTCACTATCTGTTGTCGCATAAAAAAAATCAGATATATTCACTGATGGAGCATTAGTTGCTCTTACTGTTTTAGCAGTAGTCTCACCAGTAAACTTCGCAGTCTTATGTGGAAAGACCTCGTTGATTGCGTCTGCTATTTGGCTGGCAGTTGTCTTAGGTCCATAGTTGTCAAAGAAGTCTGTTCCCTTAGTTACGTTGAATGTATATGCTCCCACTCCTAATGAGATTACCCAAGAACCACTTTCAGGACCGGAGGGAACTTTTACTTTAGCAGTGGCAGATGCCAAGTCAATATACTCTGAACCATTCCAAACCTCTAGTCTGACTATCTTCTGAACGTCTGCTCTTTCTAG